CTTGCCTCCACCGCAATCAACGCACGGCGGGCGCTGTATACCCCGTTTTCGCCGCTCACCGGCGCGGTCATATCCACGCTTACCAGCATGCGCTCACAGCCTTCGCCGATGCGCTGCTCCCGCGCGATCACCGCCAGATCATCCACCACCGGGTCGCCCTGCACATACTGCGCCTCATATTTCCAACCGTTCTCATAGCCAGTCACCGCGCACGCGGCGTTCACATCCCCCACGAAGGTGGTCTTATCCACCTTGGGGTTGTTTTCCTCATTGCATTTCACAAAACCGGCATTCACATAGTGATAGGCGTAGCCATCACCCGCGGGGATGCCGTAATACTCCCGGAGTAAATTTCGGGTCACCTTCAAGCCGTATCCCTCCTCTGGAAAAGTACGCGTCCCTTTGGGGCGCGGGGTTGGTGGCGGCTTCCAGTCGCAAACTGTCACACACCACCGTCATGGGGATGCCTGCATAGCTGGCACGCGGCTTTGCAACCGCAAGCGCTCTGCGGATATCCCCGTGCATCGGGCAAGCCCTGCGCCGCGCGCTTTGTCGCTGCCGGTAGCCTGCGCATGCCCTCTGCCGCCGTCTGCGGCAATGCTCACACGTCGGTATACGTCACCGCAAGCGCGCTGCCGTAAAGCCATTGCGTCTCTTCCCGGCCAAGGCAGGCAGGCGCGCTGCCCGTGCGGATGTCGATCACCTGCCAGCCTTCGCCGCTGGGCAGCGCCGCCAGATGCGCAAGCGCTTCATGGATACGGCACAGCGCATCCAGCGCCGCAGCTTGATTGCTATGTTTGGCGTTGAGCGTCACATCCAGCGTTATCGTACGCTCCTGCGCCAGCGTACGCGTCACCTCCCGCCCAGCCGTCACCGCCATGGCGATACCATCGGCCGCGGGCATGGCGCACATGTGTACGGGCGCGTAGGCGCCCAGTGTGTCAATGATCGCGTGCAGTGCTTCCAGCACGCGTCGCTGTTGGCTCATGCGGTTTCTCCTCCAACGGTCCTTTGTGCAAGGCTTTCCCATTGCGCAAGGTGTGTCGCTTTGGCTTTTTCACACCAGCGCAGGCTGGCGGCGCCGTTGACGCGTGTGCTGGGGCGTCCCGTATAGTACACCCGACGCGCGTACGCGGTACGCCAGATCAGCCTGCCGCCCGCAAAGTCGCTTGCGCCGTAGGCGCTTTGGATGAGCCTGCCGGTATCATCTCTGGCGTAGCGGTTGCAATCGTCCAGCACCTGCTTGCTGAGAATCGGCATCGCATCCTTCTGACGAGCCTGCATTCGGCGGATCGCTTCCTGCGCATCAAAACGGATGCGCAGATGGTTGCGCAGCATGGCGGATTCCCTCCTTCCCAAGGCTTGTGCGCGGCAGCCCGACATGACACGCGCACCGTAACTGGTCTTCAACCCGGCAACGCCCCTCCACGCCCTGTCGATTTCATCCAAAGGGGCATTGCTGCGCATACGCCCGCACGCCTGCCTTCGCAAATTGCCGCCGCTTCAGGCGTAAAAGCCCCACGCTGGCGCTGCCGCTCCCACGGCATTCCCTGCGCAAACAAGCCGCGCTGCCTGTGGATGCGCCGCGCTATCGGTTCAGGTGTCCTACGCTACAAGCGATACTTCCACGTGGTGCAGCCGCCCCAGATCATACAACGGTTCCACAGCCTGCACTCGGTACGTCGTCCCCTCAAACAGCACACGCTGGCCGGTGGCAAACGCAATGCCCTTTGGGCGGCTGTTGCGCGCGTCATACAGCAGCAATGCCTTATGGATCAGGCGCGCGCCGCTGCTATCCCGCTCTTCCATCACCAGGGGTTCCACGCGCACACGCGTGAGGATGGCCAGCGGCGCGAGCACCTCGGCATGGTATGCATCGCCCGTTGGCTGCATCAGCGGGGCGGTATGGGGGAGCATCGTACGGGGGATGGGGCGCATGGGCGCACCTCCTTTTGATTGATTCCCTGCCAACGCAATGCGCGCTGGGTTTGGTGTTTCGTCCATCGGTTGCTTTGACAACGCCGATTGTTGCCCATTTATCAAGAGATGCCCCTGCTCGCATGGGATTAGTGAGCAGGGGCTGCGCGTACAGTACGGATGGGTTTTCTTTCGGGCTTCCTTCTGGCGAGCGGTTTCCCGTTTGCCTCCGGCAAAGACCTTTCAACCCCTCATGGTTCTTCGGTCACCGCCTGCATGCCGCCGCTTGCCGCCTGCCCGCTTCATGTCCGCTACCTCGCTTGCGGGGTAACCCGCGACACACGCTGTAGGCGCTGCACGCAACCCCGCAAAGGGTTTCACGCCTTCATCCACCATGGTTCTTCGGTCACCGCCTGCATGCCGCCGCTTGCTGCCTGCCCGCTTCATGTCCGCTACCTCGCTTGCGGGGTAACCCGCAACACACGCTGTAGGCGCTGCACGCAACGTAGGCGCTGCACGCAACCCCGCAAAGGGTTTCACGCCTTCATCCACCATGGTTCTCGGCTACCGTCTGCATGCCGTCGTTTACCCACAACCCACTTTACGTCCGTTAGCTCGCTTGCGGGGTAACCCGCGACAAACACTGTAGGCGCTGCACGCAACGTAGGCGTTGCACATAACCCCGCAAAGGGTTTCACGCCTTCATCCACCATGGTTCTTCGGCTACCGCCTGCATGCCGCCGCTTACCGCCTGCCCGCTTTACGTCCATTAGCTCGCTTGCGGGGTAACCCGCAACAAACGCTGTAGGCGCTGCACGTAACGTAGGCGCTGCACGCAACCCCGCCAGCGCCTTTTCTCTTGCCCGCCGTTACCCTATTCGCAACGCGCGTAACTGACCAGCAACGGCAGCAAGGCCGATGCCGCGGGGCAGTGGGCGCTTGCGCCCACCCCCGCCGTAAAGCTGAACTTCCCAAGGCTGGCGCTGCCTACCGTCGCTTCCATCACCCCAGCGACGCCCCCCGCAAGGCTGATTGCCTGCGCCTGATACGCCAGATACTGCTTGAGCGTACGCCGGATGAGCCCAGGCAGGCTTTGCGCTCCACGCCCCGCGTAAAAGCAAAGCGTGCGCGCGTCCAGCATGTTCTGCGCCAGCGTTACACAAGCCGTAAACCCCTCCGGCGCTTCCTCGCCTGTGATAGCCGTGTACTCGGCCTGCGTCAGGCACATGGTTAAGCCTTGATGGCCGTAGCCGCCAGCGTGATGTATCCCGCCGCGACCACCTTGCCGCCCTTGATGCCTGCAACTTCCACCACATCACCCGCGGCGGCGGCGATTTCCGTAGTGCCGCTTGTCACAGCCGCGCCGCTGTAGCTCGCCCCGTACACCGCGCGCTGCGCCGGATTTTTCAGGTACTTGTAGCTGGTCGCCTCCGAAGCGTCATTGATCGTCAGCAGCGTGGTTCCGGCGGTCGCGCCCTGCGCGGCGGCCAGCTCCATGGGCGCAGGAGCAAATACGCAGCGCACGCCTTTTTGGCGCAGCACCTTATGGGCATACACCATGCGCCCCTGCACCGCACTCGCGCCGATGTACTTGCCGCTGCCCTCCAGGCTTTGCAGCCTCACGGGCGCCTGCCACGCGTTCACGCGCGTTGCGAATCGCGGATGCCCGCAGATCATGGATAATCCGGCGGTATCCTCGTTGAACTCGATCACATTGAACCCCGCGATGCGGCCGATCGCGCCGCTCTGCTTTACCTCATCCCCCAGGCTGGATGCCTGCGTAAACTCGGGGCTGCGCACCACCGCGGCAATCACATCCGGTGTGCACAGCGCATAGCGGCCTGCCGCGGGGATGTTATCCTTGCTCATCTGCGTGCGTTGCTTCACCAGCGCGCCGTATACGCTGCGCTGATCAATCAGCGCCACGTTCACCGTTGTGCCGCCGGAAAGCAACTCTGCCGCGCCATCGGTATCCATCGCACGGCCCAGGGAGTACCCCGCGCTGTCCAGTCGCTCTGCCACCAGCCCATCGGGCACCGCGGCGGTTTCATACCCGTCGATGATCTCATTAACCGCCTTATCCTTATCGATGGGCAACGTCACGTAGGCGGTATTGCCCGTGGTGGGCGCAAGCCCGGCCGCGCGGTCATAATCGCTGGCGGCTACCTCATCCTCGCGCGTGGGAATCTTCACCGCGCCCGCGGTGGGGTCACCGTCAAAATCGTTGTTAAAAACCACCTGATCCTTGAGCACCAGCTCATTGCGCAGCTTGGCCAGCACCAGATCGCTGTACTGCTCCGAAAGTTGATGTGCCATTTGGTTTCCTCCTCATTCATCGCTTGATTGTGGGTTATGGCCGTACGCATGGGCTCTTGTGCACGTACGTACCTTGCTCCCCCGCGCGCCCCAGCATCCTGCCGTATAACGCCTGCTGTTCCGCGTTTTTCCTTTGCTAACAGGCGCAGGCTTTGCCAGCAGGCATTACCCCAATGCATCTACACGTATTGGCTTTCGCATACAGGCGCAGGCGTTGCCAGCGGGCATATTACCCAGCATCCTCCCGTGTCACGCCTGCCGCTCCACGGTTTACATGCGTAAACAGCCACAGGCGTTGCCAGCAGGCATTACCCCCTTGCATACCCCCAGCGTTACGCCTGCCGTTCCGCGTTTTGACTCTGCGCCCGCAGCTGGGGATTTTTGCGGTAGAAAGCCGCCTCAACCCCCGTGAGCGGGGTCAGCCCGCCGCCATCCATCCGCTGTGCCCACGCGCCCGTTTGCGCAAATAGGTACGGCTTGGCCTGTTTCAGCGCCAGCAGTGTTTCCCGCGCGCCCCGCACCTCGCCCTGCTCCGTTACCGTGATACCGCGCGCGTCCATCAGCTTGAGCGCCGCGTCCGGGTCAATCAGTCCCAGTTTCGCGCCGATGGCTTTCACCTCGGCGCTCCTCAGCTTCTCGCCATAGCTCGCCCGCATCACGCGTAACTGTTCCTGCGCCGCGGGGGTCAGCCGCACCTCCTGCTCGGCGCGCGCCTGTTGCAGCAATGCGGCCAGTTGATTTTCTTCCATGCCGTATTGCGCCGCCATGGAACGCACCACGCCTTTTTCCGCGCGCAACGCGCGCTCCTGCACGGCTTTTCGCAGCGCTTCGCCCAGGTTTTCCGGCGGGGCGGCGGGCGTTGCGGCGGGGTCGGGCGTTTCCTGTTCTTTCGTCTCCTCCGCTGCCCACGCTTGCGCGCCCTCTGCCGGCATGTTCGCCTCCGTGGCTGGCGCAAGACCATCCGGCGCACCCTTTGCGGGCGCTGCGGCGGCATCCGTTGCCGCCTCGGTTTCCCGTTCGCCCTGCAGACGCTGTGCGATACCTTCCCGTTCACCCTGCGCTACGCTGCTTGCCTTGCCATCCCCTGCCCTTTGCGAAGGGGTCTCGCTTGCCGCCTGCGCCCCGTCCCCATCCGCTGCGGATTCGCTCCCTGCCGCCAGCGGCGTTACCTGCACATCGTCAAGGGTCGCTGTTTCTGCTCGCGGCGCGCCCGTCTCTTGGGCTGTCGTCTGGATCAGGTTCCCGCGTAGCACGTTTGTTGCCCCCGCCCCGTCCCGTGCTGGCTGCGAAGCCTGCGTTGCCTGCGTATCACGCGCTTCCCCCGCGCCCGCCTCCAGAAGCGCAGCCGTAAGCAGCGTGGTTTCCGGCAAGGTGTGCGCGCTGTCCTTCCCCGCGCGGCCGGGCTGGTGCCTAAACCGTATTGCCATCATCGTTCCTCCGTTTTACGCCCGTCGGCGATAAATTCCCGTTTCGCCGCGCGCATGGCGCGTGCAGGCCGTCGCCTTTCAGGTATGCAAAACGCCGCCGCAGTTGCGATGGCGCGCTTGCCCCGTTGCGTATGTGGCTAGCTCCCCAGAAAAACCGTATCCGGCGTGTTGTTTTGGCGCTGCGCATCCGGCGGTATATCCGGCAGGCCTTGCTCTTCCTGCGCTATCTCCCGCAGCATGCGCTCGGCTTCGGCTTCGCTCAGGCGCATTACATCCATCATGGCGCGCCGCTTGCTTTTCAGCCCGCTTTGCACCAGCCGGATGTTCCGTTCTACCGCCGTGCCGTGATCCTCAATAATCGAATCGTCAAACGCAACGGTGGTTTGCACCTGCGCGGCTGCGCCCGTAAGCCAGCTCAGCGCGTTCACAAGCCCGCAGATCGCGCGTTCCAGCGGCTTTTCGTTACGCTTAACGCTCTGGTAGAGGTCGCTTTGCTCGCTGATGACCTCCGTCGCCGTACGCGCCACCCCGCCGTCAAAGCGATAACGCCCCGTGCCCAGCCCGCACTTTTTGGAGAGCAAATCCAACATCCTTTGCAGCCCCGCCTCATGCTCCGCGGCGCGCAGCGACATATCCAGCGGACGGATGTCATCCGCGCCGTCGGGGCTTTGCCGGTACACGTACATCAGCACATCGCTGGGGTCAAACACAGGCTGCATGGTGCCATCCTGCTGCATTTCAATGCTCGCCAGTGATTGCGGCACCAGCACGCGCTTTTTCCCCAACACATATTCATTCACATAGCTGTCAAACACCAAATCCGCCGCTTTCAGCTGATCAATCGCCATCCCGAACACGCTCATGCCCATGGGGCAATCCGGCTCAAGCGCGTTCACCACATTGGGGCGGATAATCTGGAACAGCGGCACAGGGGAAGGGCGTGTTTCCGCCGCAACGCCTTCGGGCGTGGGCAGTTCTGCCCCCGCTTCATCCAAAAACGCGTTGCGGATTACATACCCCCCTGCCGCGCGGGCGTGTATCTGCACATAGTAGCCCTCCGCGGCGTCCTTTCCCTCCCCCAGCACGCGGCGGCTGGCAAAGGCGCATTCGGTGATGTGATCACCCTCCCAGCGCAGCGGGAAAATCAAATCCCCCCGGATGTAATCGATCGCGGGCATCCCCTGCGCGTCTAAAAACGCCACCAGCGCGCCCGTGCCCAGCGCCATGGTCCACTCCACCAATCGGTTGCCCCGTTCCCAGAATGCGTTACGGTTCAGGATGGCGGCAAGCGCTTCAAACCCTTCCGCGCGAATCTGAACCCGCTCATTGAGCAGCAGCGTGGCGTAATCCTCACAGATGGTCTTGGCCATGCCCAGGCGATAGCGCGTCAGCGTTCGCCTGGCCGTGCCCACGCGCATGGCGTAGTCATGAAAATCACTCACATAGCCGCGGTACCAGGCAAGGCATTGCCGCAGATGCATCGCGTGCCCGCCCGCGGGCGGCCGGTAGCCCAGTCGCTTCAAATAAGATAGGATAATGCCGTTATCCATGGTTTTTCCTCCCTTGTTGCGGTTTCGCATACCGCCTGCTCTTCGGCGGCCTGTTCCGCTGCCTCAAAGATGCAGGCCGCGTTCACCCGCGCATCTCCACCGCCATCATCTCCCGCATGTACGGCTCATAGGAATATTCCAGCGCGTCCAGACTGTCGATGTTGGTGCTGCCGTCATCCAAGCGCACATCCTCGCCATGGCGGCGCGCATCCCATACGGCAGTCTGCAACGCTTCCTTGGTGTGCGGGCATGCGCGGGAAAGCTGGTAGCGCCCGCCCGCCATCAGCCTGCATAAAAACCGGATGCGCTCCTGCACCGCGCTTTTTTTCGCCTTGCGGATCTCAATGGGCAGCCGCTCCCGCATGCACGCGGCGCGCAGCCCTTCGATGAGCGTTGGCTCCGCGCTATCACAGTACGCGACGCGAGCGCCAAAGCGCTGTCCCTGCACGCGCACAAAATCCACAAAGGCTGCCTCCAGCCGCTGCGGGGTCATTTCCCCCTTGTGGTACCACTCCGCCAGCGTCGCCATTGTTTTGAAACCCCTTGTAAACCCCGTGAGCGCAAACGCGTGGCCGCTTTTGACGCCCCCAAAATCCACCCCGATGGCCGCGGTGGCAAACGGCATGCCCTGCAACGCCTCCGGCGCCGCCATCAGGCGCTCGGGGTCATCGGCAAAGGGTCGGTACACCGCGCCCTCCGCCGCCACCCAGCGACCCAGAATGTAGCGATCATAATACACCGTGCCGCTGTATTCCCGCTTCATCCTCGCCACCACCTCCGGCGGGTTAAACGGGTTATCGTCAATGGTGTAAGCCTGGTGGTACAGCCCTTCGCCCGCCGCGTCCAGAAATTTCTTGAACCAGTGCGTGGGTCCTTCCGGGTTGCAGGTGCCGTCAAAGCGGCTGTAGGCTTTATCCAATCTGCTTTTGAGCATTTCAAACACTTCGCGGTTCCAGGTGGCCACTTCATCGCCGTAACAGTATTTAATGCTGGAGCCGCGCAGGTGGTTCACCTGCCGTATGCTCTCCGCGCCCAAACAGTGGCACACCTCGCCAAACAACTTGGCGGTGTTGTCGCTTTTGATGTCTCCCACCAGCCCCGCGCCGTAGATGGCCTGCATCGGCTGGATCAGGTTGCGGGTAAGCGTGCCCTTGGTGCTGCCCAGCAGCACATTGAGCCCCGCAAGCCCCCTGCCCGCCAGCAACCGTTTGGGAAGCAGAAAATAATCCCCATAGGTTTTGCCCGATCGCGTCGCGCCGGTTTTGATGTTCCATACGCGGTTCGCGTGCAAGCGGTACTCCTGCTGTTTGGGGCTCATAAAGGGCATTGGCAGCGTCTCCTTTCCCGGTGGTGTTTCCTGTGCGCCTCGTATGCCTGAGCAAACCGCATCCCCGCCGCCCGCACGCACACCGAGCAAATCGGCATCTCCCGCAGCCACCCTTCCCATTCCAGAGAAAACGCTTTATCCTTCGCAGGGCGTACCCCCGCGCGTCACGCCTTGCCGCCTGCCTGCGTGTCCCCGTCCAGCTTTTGAGCAAGCCGCATCCCCGCCGCCCGCACGCACACCGCGCAAATCGGCATCTCCCGCAGCCGCCCTTTCCCCTCCAGAGAAAAAGCAATGCCCTTCGCAGGGCGCACCCCCGCGCGTCATGCCTTGCCGCCTGCCTGCGCGTCCCCGTCCAGCTCTTGAGCAAACCGCATCCCCGCCGCCCGCACGCATACCGCGCAAATCGGCATCCCCGCAGCCACCCTTCCCATACCAGAGAAAACGCTTAATCCTTCGCAGGGCGTACCCCCGCGCGTCATGCCTTGCCGCCTGCCTGCGCGTCCCCGTCCAGCTTTTGCATCAGCCTTGCGACCAGTTCCACGCTCTGCGCATCGCCCCCGCCCTCCCGCGCCAGTCCGCTCAGGGTTTTGAGCGTCGCGGATAGCCGCTGCAATCCCATGCAGTTCACTGTGGCGTCCACAATTTCCATCTGGATTTCTTCCTGTGTGGTTTCTTCCATGGGCTTGCTTCGCGCTTCCAGCCCATCGTAGACGATTTCCCTGGTTTTTCGTTTGTGTAGCAGCACCTGCTTATCCAGCTCCGCCGTAGCGCGCGCCAGCTGCGCCATCAGTTGATCGCGGATGGCGGCAAGCTTTGCGCGCCGCTCCTCCTCGCTGAGCGCCCCTTCCGGGTTCCCCCGCATGGCAGCCGATTGATTTGTTTTGCTCCCCTTGGCGCTTCCTGTTCCCTGCGGGTTTGGCGCACGGTAACGATGCCGCGCCCTGGCCGCGCACGCATTGGCGTTTTCCGCATCCTGCATGGCGGTTTTTCCAGACTCCGCGCTTTGCCGCGGCGCAGCGCCGCCCTTGCGCGTGCTTGTTTGCCTGTGCATGGATTGCTGTCTCTCAACTGCGTCCAGCGCCATGCGCACACGCTTGAGCTTTGCCCATTCTTCGCTTGCCGCCAGGCGACCAAGCGCCTTCTGCCCAACCCCATGTTTGGCCGCAAGCGCCTTCAGGCTTATGCCCGTTTCCAGATACTCAGTCTGTACCTTGTGCCAATCGGTTCCCACACGCTTATTCACCTCGTGCTGCTATGTTTTTATGCATGAATGCGACATACGTCCCAGCGATGCTCCCGCCATGGTCAAGCGCACAAGCGCCGCTGCCGCACGCAAAACTTCGCTGCTTTTCGCGCCGCATGCGCATCATCGCGCCTTACCCTTTCCCCATTCATGCAAAAAACGCATCAGGATGGAACAGGCAGCGTCCCTGCCCTGCGGCGGTTACGCTGCCTGTTCCCAGTAAAAATGCGATAGGGGAGGTTCCCCCCAACGAAGGCTATCGCAGCGGACGGTCTGGCCGCGCTTGCGCACGGTGGGGTGGGGGCTGCCCGCCCATGGCTTGGCGCATATAGCGCCCTGGGTCTGCCGTACCGCCTGCGCCTAATCTTCTCCCTGCCGCATTTCCACGTTGCCAGTATACTACGGGCGTATGTTCGGGCGCGTCCGTGCGTATAAGGGGTGAACCCATGCGTCAATCGTCAATGCGTTTTTTTCATGGACGATGTTGTTACGCTGCATCCATGCATGGTATAATTATACGCAAGTAACCTGTAGCGGCTTTTGCCGCCCTACGGAAAGGGGGGCGATCCATTGGTTCGAAAATACACCGCCGCGCAGATGCAAACGTTGCTGGCGGATTTACAAACGCTGTATGATCTGGTGCGCGTGGTAGAACCAGTGCAGGCCGTAGCAACGCTCACGCCGCCCAACGCGGCGGATGTCCCGCTTACCGCGCACTGTCATGACGTATGGAATGGCCGCAGCGAGCGCTGCATCAACTGCATCAGCCTGCGCGCGGTGCAAACGGGCACCCGCCAGACCAAATATGAGTTTATTGAGCAAGATATCTTCTACGCCATGGCCGTGCCCGTAGAGGTAGACGGCCGCATGCTGGCGCTGGAAATGGTCAGCAAGGTAAGCGATCCCGTGCTGCTTTCCGCCTACGGCGCAGGCGAATTCGTCAGCCGCATCACTGCCTTTAACGCCAAACTGCATACCGATCAAACCACGGGGCTGTTCAACCAGCCCTATTATGAAGAAAAACTCTACCTGATGCTCCAAAAGGCCGCGCTGAACAAGACCGATCTGGCTGTTGCCATGCTGGAGGTAGACGGGTTTGAGCACGTGGCTTCCCATTTCGGGCATCACGTGGCGGATGAAGCCATCATCGCCATCGGCCATCTGCTCAGCGCCAACATCAGCCGCAGGCGCGGGGATTTTATCGCCCGCTACAGTACCCATACCTTTGCAATCGTGATGGATAACATCCCCCGTCGCCTCCTGCGCGAGCGCATGGTAGATCTGGTACGGCGGGTGACCTCGCTGCGCCTGCTGGGCTATGAAGATGTTCGCCTCAATGTGGCCACGGGCGTTTTCCTGCTTTCCGATCAGCGGGACGCAAGCTGCCTGGATGTAACCACCACCGCCGCCCGCAGGGTAGAAATCGCCCGCGCCGCGGGCTTCAACCGCATCGCCTTCAGCGACCGCTGATACGGCCGCCCCACCCCATTTTTTGATTGGAAAGGAAGCGTTCCCCCATGATTGCCATCGCCTGTGACCATGCCGGTATCGATTTGAAACCCGCTGTGCTGGAGGTTCTCCAAGCGCTTGACCTCCCCTATCGGGATTATGGCACCCACACGCACGATAGCGTGGATTACCCTGTTTACGGTGAGCTTGCCGCCCGCGCCGTCGCCAGCGGAGAATGCGCGCTGGGCATTATCATCTGCGGTACGGGCGTAGGCATCGGCATCGCGGCCAATAAAGTGCACGGCGTGCGCTGCGTCACCTGCTCGGAGCCGTATTCCGCGCTCATGGGTCGCGAACATAACGATGCCAACATGCTCGCCCTCGGCGCGCGCGTCGTGGGGAGTGAGCTGGCCAAGATGATCGTGCGCACCTTCCTGACCGCCGCTTTCAATGGAGAACGCCACGCCCGCCGCGTCGGCCAGCTCATGACACTGGACGAAGGCGGCACCCTCCAACGCTGAACCGCCGCGTGCCCTCGGCGGTATGCCTTCCTGAAAACCCCCATCGGCGCGGCTTACCGGCTGCGCCCTTGGTATGCTAAAACACACCACGAAAGGAACCTGCATGAGCAAAACACTGCGCGCAAACCTTCTGCTGCTGCTGACCGCCGCCATTTGGGGCGTGGCGTTCGTGGCGCAGGATGTCGCCATGGATACCATGGGTCCCTTCACCTTCAACGCCACGCGGCTTTTGGTGGCCGCGCTTGCGCTGCTGCCCTGCATTCGCCTGTTGGACGCACTGGATCAAAAAGCACGCGGCGGCGCTGCCCCGAATCGGCGCTATCGGGATATGACCCCCCAGCAGCGGCGCATATTGCTCATCGGCGGCCTGTGCTGCGGTGTGGCGCTGTTTGCGGGCTCCAGCCTACAGCAGCTGGGCATCAAGGAGACCTCCGCGGGCAAGGCGGGGTTTGTGACCGCGCTGTATATCGTGCTGGTGCCCCTGAGCGGGCTGTTTTTCCGCCGCATCGTACGCCGCAGCGTTTGGCTTGCCGTGGGGCTGTGCACGGTCGGCCTCTATTTTTTGTGCGTAACCGAAACGCTGACCATCGCCCTGGGCGATATATACCTGCTGTTATGCGCTTTTGCCTTCACCGCGCATATTCTGGTGATCGATCATTTTTCCCCGCGGACGGATTGCGTACGCATGAGCTGTTTGCAGTTCTTCATCGCCTCCGCGCTGTGCGCCGTCATGATGCTGCTCACCGAGCAACCCTCCCTGCCTGCGCTGCTGGAAGGCTGGGTACCCATCCTCTACGCGGGCGTGCTCAGCGGCGGCATGGGTTACACCCTGCAAATGATTGCCCAGCGGGATACCGATCCCACCATCGCTTCCCTGCTTATGTCGCTGGAAAGCGTGTTTGCGGTGCTGGCGGGCTGGCTGCTGCTGGGGGATATGCTCTCCCTGCGGGAGCTGGGCGGCTGCGCGCTCATGATGGCCGGCATTCTGCTGGCGCAGATACCCGCACGGGGGCGCAAATATAAATTTTTGAATATTTGACATTATTTACTTCTTATGGTACACTCAATTGTATTTTGAAGGAATTGGGTGGGCAAACATATGTGCGATACAAGAGAAACCATACTTGAGTATCTGCGGACGCAGGGTATACCAATGACCGTTAGGAGAATAAGCCAGGACTTAGAACTCACAAGAATCAGTACATATCAAGAACTTGAAAAGTTAGTAAAAGAACAAGAACTTTCACGGATTGTTCCAATATCCACAAATCCAGATTATGATGATGATGAAAAGTACTACACCATCAAGAGTCAACCTCAAGATGCTTCATCCCCTAGCAATACCAGTACTGAAGCTAGTGCAATCGAGTCCTTGAATCAAAGA